GATCGAGGTGCGGCTCTGGCCGAAGGTCGCGGCGCTGGATCTGGTGGGCAAGCACCTGGGCACGTGGAAGGAGCCGATCAAGTTCGAGGCGGTGCTGCCCCCGGTGGCCGAGTGGACGGACGAGCAGTGCGAGCGCATTGCGCGCGGTGAGGATCCCGCGCGCGTCTTCGGGAAGGCCGGCGCGTGATCGCGGCCGATGTGCTCCCGCTCCGGGCGCAGGCGGAGCTCGAGCTGCGGCGCCGTCGCGCGTCGCGGACGCAGGCCCGCGTCGGCCTGCTCGACTACTGCCGCCGCGTCACGCCGACGTGGGACTGGGAAGCGGCGCATCTGCGGCTGTTCGCCGAGCACTTGGAGCGGCTGCGCCGGCGCGAGATCATGCGGCTCGCGGTCGAGCTGCCCGTGCGCCACGGGAAGAGCGAGACCGGCACCGTCCGGTTCCCCGCCCAGTGGATCACCGAGGAGCCGGCCACGCGCGTGCTGATCGGGTCGCACTCGGCGCTGCTGGCGCAGAAGTTCAGCCGCCAAGCGCGCCGACTCGTGCGCGCGGCCGGCGTGGCCATCAGCGCCGAGAAGGACACGGCGGCGGAGTGGGAGACGGCGGCCGGCGGCGGCTTGCGCGCAGTGGGCGCCGGGGCGGGCTCCGCAGGCATGGGCGCCGACGTGGTCATCATCGACGACCCGTTTGGGTCGCGCGGCGATGCCGAGTCCGAGGCCGGGCGCGAGGCCGTCTGGGACTGGGTCACGAACGACATGCTGTCACGACTCGAGCCCAACGGCGTGGCCGTCGTCACGCACTCGCGCTGGCACTCCGACGACGTGATCGGCCGGATCCGGTCTGGGCAACTCGGCGACGGCTGGGTTATCCTCACGCTCCCCGCCGAGGCATATGACGACGGGACGCCCGATCCGCTCGGCCGCGCGCCGGGGGAGGCGCTGTGGCCCGCGCGCTGGCCGCGGGAGGCGCTCAACCAGCGTCGCACCGAGTTGGGCGAGTACGCCTACGCCAGCTTGTACCAGCAGCGCCCGCAGCCGCGATCGGGCGGCATGTTCCCGTGGGCGAAGTGGGTCGAGCTCGACGCCGTGCCGGTCATCCCTAGCCGCGTCGTGCGGTACTGGGATCTCGCCGGCACTGAGCCGCGTGGCGCCGCCCACGATCCCGACTACACCGTCGGCGCGCTTGAGGGCGTGATGAGCGACCAGCGGATCGCGATCCTCGACGTGGCGCGCTTTCGCGTCGCGTCGGCCGAGCGGCTCGCGCGGATGGTGCAGGTCGCCCAAGCAGACCGCGCCAAGTACGGCGGGCGCGTGACGTGGTGGATCGAGCGGCCGACGGGCATGACCGGCGAAGAGCAGAAGCAGGCGCTCTCGCGGGCGCTCATGCACACCGGCATTGCCGTGCAGTTCGAGCCGGCGTCCGGCGACAAAACGCTCCGTGCCGAACCGCTGTCGGCCGCCGTTGGTGCCGGCAACGTCTGCCTTGCGCCGGGCGACTGGCGCGACGCCTTCCGCACCGAAGCCGCCGACTTCCCGCGCGGCAAGCACGACGACCAAGTCGACGCCGCCGTCGGCGCCTTCGCCAAGCTCACCCTCGCGCCCGTGTCGGGCGCGGTCACCGGGACGTTCTCGCGATGATGCAACAGGACCCCAGCAAGCCCAACTGGCGGCACCCGGCCGCCGTCGCCCTCGACCCGAAGCGCCAGCGGAGCCGCGACCTGATCGCCGGCACCGACGCGATCCACGCCAACGCGCTCGCGTACCTGCCCAAGTGGCCCGGCGAGGACCACGAGAAGTACCAGCACCGCGCGAAGCTGGCCGAGCTGTTCGGCGCCTACGCGCGCACGCTCGACGCCGGCGAAGGCCTCGTCTTCGCGGAGCCGCCCCGCTTGGAGGACGGCGCGGGGCAGGCGTTCGTCGATCTTGCCGATGACCTCGACGGCATGGGCAACGCGCTGCCGGTCTTCGCGCGCACGGTGTTCCACGACTCGCTCGCCGACGGCGTCGGCGGGGTGCTCGTGGATTACCCGACGGTGCCCGACGTGGGGCAGGTGTCGCTTCGGCAGGCGGCGGAACGCGGCCTCCGGCCCTACTTCGTGCGCGTCCCCGCGTCGGCGGTCGTCAACTGGCGGGCCACGCGCGTCGGGGCGAACGAAGTCCTGACGCTCCTCGTGCTGGCCGATGCGTTCGTGGCCGAGACCGGCTTCGGGTTCACCGTGACGCCCGGCTTCAGAGTTTACCGCCGGACTGACGCCGTCGTGACGGTCGAGCGGTGGCGCCAGCGGTCGGGGACGACCGACGTGGCGGCGGAGTTCGACCGCGTGCAGGAGCCGACGCCCATCGTCGGGCCGCGCGAGATCCCGTTCGCGCCGTGCTACGGAGGCCGGATGCGCGAGACGTTGGTCGCCTCTCCGCCGCTCGATCAACTCGCCTGGCTCAACATCGGGCACTACCGCGTGAGCGCCGATCACCGAACGCTGATGTCCGTGGCGCACGCGCCGACCGTGTGTGTGGAGAAGTGGGGCGATGCGGACAACCCGCCCAAGATCAACATCGGGCCGTTCAGCCTCATCACGCTGCTCGGCGAGGCGACCGCCAAGTTCCTGCAGGCCGACGCCGACGCGCTGCAGGCGTCCGAACGCACGATGGCGCGCCAGGAACAGCAGATGGCGGCGCTGGGCATGGCGTTCCTCGCCCGCGACCGCGCGCGGGACGAGACCGCGACGGGGCGGCGGCTGGACGCGGCGGCCGACTTCGCGACGCTCGGCACGGCCGCGGATGGGCTCAAGGACTGTCTCGAGCGCGCCCTGCAGTTCGCGGCCGACTTCCTGTCGATCCCGCGCGAGCAGGCGCCGGCCGTGGCCGTCTCGACCACCTACGACGAGTCGCGCCTCGACGCGCCGACGATTCTGGCGCTCTCCGCGCTGGCCGAGAAGGCGCAGATCTCCGTGCGTACGCTGCTCCAAGAGCTGCAGCGCGGCCGGGTGCTCTCGGAAGGGGTGGATCTCGACGACGAGGAAGCCGCGGCGATGGCGGCGCAGGCGATCGAGCAGGAGCGGCAGGCCGAGGCGGCCGAGCAGGCCGCCGCGCGCCTCAGCGCCGCCGGCTCAGGCGTCTGACCATGCCGTCGGCAAACGCGATGCAGAGGTCGGTGCGCTCCTCAACCGGGACCCCTTCCGCCTCGAGCGAGCGCCGGTACGCCGCGACGACGCGGCCGACTTCGCGCGCGAACGTCTCCCACCGCTCGACCGCGGCGGGGGACGGGATCTCGGGCAGCTCGGGCATGACGGCAGTCTAGGATGACCGCCGCCGAACGCGAAGCCCTCGCTCGGTTGGATCGGCTGGCCGCCGGTCTCGCGCCCGCGCTGGCGGCCACCTTCCGCCGCGTCCTCGCCACGATCCGCGATGCCGCCACGCTCAACGCGCTGGCGGCGGCCGTCGAGCAGGGCGGCGCCGACGCCGTGGTCAACCTCCTGCTCTCCCTCGACACCGAAACGGCCGCGACCGCCGTCCTCGCGCGCGGGCTTACACTGGCCGTTGTGGCGACCGCACTCACGACGGCGCGGGTGTCGCGCCCGCTCTCGGGGCTCGTGGTCGCTTTCGAGCGCGGCTTCCCCGAGGCCGAGGCGGCGGCGCAGACGATGGCCCTCGACCGCTACCGCACGCTGGCGGCGGAGCTGCGCCCGGTGCTCCGCGGCGTGGTGGCCGACGGCATCGCGGCCGGCCAGAACCCGCGCGTGGTCGCGCAGGCGGTGCGCCACGTGGTCGGCTTCACCGACTACGACCGGCAGATCGTGCGGTCGTTCCGCGAGGCGCTCGAGTCGGGCGACTTCGCAGGCGCCCTGCGCCGCACGCTCCGCGACAAGCGATCTGACGCGGTGCTGCGTCGGCTGGCCAAGGCGAACGACGGGGCACTACAGCCCGCGCAGGTCGAGCGCATGGTCGCGGCCTACGAGCGGACGCTGCTCAACTGGCGCGCCGAGACGTGGGCCCGCACGGCCGCTCTCGACGCCACGCGCACCGGCCAGCTCACCGCATGGCAGGCGGCGATCGACCGAGGCGCGATCGAGGGGCCGCTCGTAAAGCGATGGGTGACGCGCCTTGATGGCCGCGAACGGGAGGGGCACCGCGCCGCCAACGGGCAAACCGTGCCGTGGGGCCAGCCGTTCTACGACCCCAGCATCAGCGCCTACGTGCAGATCCCGGGGCAAGGGACGTTTAACTGCCGGTGCGCCTTCACCGTCCGGCCGGCGGCGCTCGCGGACTTGTAGTGCGGCGGTCAGTCCACTGACCGCGAAGTCGGCGCGATGCGTACAAGCGGGGCGCAGCGGGGCGTAGCGTAGGGGCGTGAGACTCGCCCACCCTCTGCACGGGACGTGCTGATGCCGC